GCAATCCACCTGATGCTCGTCATCGCGCCAGACCAGGCGGTCGATGTCGGTTTCGAAGCATTGCGGACAGTGCGGTCCGCCGGTCAGTTCGTTGAATCCGCCGAGCATCTCGATCAGCGTGCTGCGGATGTGACCCATGGTGCCGGCGTAGCCCCAGTCGGCGGGCTCGGCCTCGGCGTTCTGCGTGAAGCGGTCCAGCGTGGTATTCAGGACGTTCAGCAGCCTGGCGACCTCAGCGCGGCGCTGGCGGCAGGTCTCGATCGCCGTCATTTCGGTGGTGGTCTTCCGCGTCATGGTTCGTGGGTCCTTTCCGGCGATCTGCGCGTCGCCAACCATGATGTACGCTGCGTTTTGAAGAATGGGAAGGCCGGAATCATGGAATTCCCTATTTTGTTCCGCATGCAGCATGCGGCCGATTCCGGTGGCACCGGAATGGGAGATTCCGGCGTCACTGCAATGCGCAAGCGCGCGGAAAGGCGGGCGGCGTGAACGGCGACGACTCAGTGCACGACGACGCGCAGGGCGTACCCCAGGACGCGAACGTTGGCCCACGGGCGAACCCGGCGGCGCTGGCCGTACCGGACGCCGCACGGCTATTGAGCGCCGCGGGTGGCCAACGGATTTCCGCGGACAAGATCGAGGCGGACGTGGCGGCCGGCGCGCCCACCAACGCCGACGGCACGATCAACCTGGTGAATTACTGCGCGTGGCTGGTGAAGGAGATGGCGACCATTGGCGATTGACCCGCGCAAATTGAAGCCGACCGAGCTGGTGCGGCTGCTGAACTCGACGCCGCTGGGCGAAGTGATCAGCGAGCGGCAGCTGCACCGGCATCGTGCGAAGGCGGGATTCCGCATCGGTGACGGGCGCACGCTCGACCTGCTGCGTTACACCGCGTGGCTGCGCGTGACGCTGGAGGAACGGCGCGCGGCCCGGGCGCAAGCGCAGGAATCGGGTCTCACCGGCTATGACGCGCACCGCGAACGCTCGCGTCAGCGCAACATCGCCATGTCGCTTTCGGGTCGCGATATCGGTGATCTGCCTGCCGTCGAGAATCCCGAACGCAAGGCGCGGGCCGAACGGGACTTCCGCTTTTTCTGCGAGCAGTACCTGGCACCGACGTTTCACCTGCCGTGGTCGGACGACCACCTGAAGGTCATCGCGAAGATCGAGCAGGCCGTGCTCGAGGGCGGGTTGTTCGCCATGGCGATGCCGCGCGGCAGCGGCAAGACCAGTCTGTGTGAAGTGGCCTGCCTCTGGGCGCTGGTCTATGGGCACCGCGAGTTCATCGCGCTGATCGGCGCAGACGAGGAACACGCGGCGAACATGCTCGACTCCATCAAGGTCGAGCTGGAATCGAATGACCTGCTGCTGGTGGACTTCCCGGAGGTGTGTTTTCCGATCCAGGCGCTGGAAGGAATTCACCAGCGCTCCGGCGGCCAGCTCTACCAGGGCGAACAGACGCACATCGGCTGGACCGCGAAGGAAATCGTGCTGCCCACCATTCCTGGCAGTCCCGCCAGTGGCGCGATTATTCGCGTGGCCGGCATCATCGGACGCATCCGCGGCATGAAGCACAAGCGCGTGAATGGTTCGTCGATCCGCCCGGCGCTGGTGCTGATCGACGATCCACAGACCGACGAGTCCGCGCGCTCACCGTCGCAATGTGCAGCGCGCGAACGCATCCTGGCTGGTGCCATCCTTGGCCTGGCGGGCCCAGGTCGGAAGATCGCTGGGCTCATGACGCTCACCGTCGTGCGGCCTGATGATCTGGCTGACCGGCTGCTTGATCGCGAGAAGCACCCGCAATGGCAGGGCGAACGCACCAAGATGATCTATGCCTGGCCGACGAACGAAGCGCTGTGGGCGCGGTACGCGCAGGTCTGGCGCGAAGGCATGGCGGCTGATCGGGGCATTACTGATGCGACCGAGTTCTATCGTCAGAACCAGGCCGCTATGGACGCAGGTGCGGACATCGCCTGGCCGCAGCGCTTTCACCCCGACGAACTATCCGCGATCCAGCATGCGATGAATCTCAAGCTCGATCGCGGCGAGGCGGCGTTCTGGGCGGAGTATCAGAACGAGCCGCTGCCCGAGGACAAGGCTGACGCCGAATTGCTGACCGCCGAGCAGATCGCCGCGAAGACCAACGGAATGAAGGCGGGTGAGATCCCGTTGGCCGCCTCGCACGTGACCATGTTCATCGACGTGCAGGGCAAGGCGCTATTCTGGCTGGTTGCGGCGTGGGAAAGTGATTTCACCGGCTACGTCATCGATTACGGCACCGAGCCGGACCAGAAGACGCCGTACTTCACGCTGCGCGACGTGCGCCGCACATTGGCCACCGCCGCTCCGCGCGCGGGACTCGAAGGCGCAATCTACGCCGGCCTCGAACGGTTGACCGATGCGCTGTTCGGGTGTGAATGGCGGCGTGACGACGGCGCGATGGTGCGCATCGACCGTTGCCTGATCGACGCGAACTGGGGCCAGTCGTCGGACGTGGTGTACCAGTTCTGCCGGCAGAGCAAGCACGCCGGCGTGGTCATACCCAGCCACGGCCGGTACGTCGGCGCGTCGAGCATTCCGTTCAGCGACTACAAGAAGAAGCGCGGCGACCGCGTCGGCCTCAACTGGCGCATTCCCGCGATCACCGGCCGGCGCACCGTGCGGCACGTCGTCTTCGACACGAACTACTGGAAATCCTTCATCCACACGCGGCTGGCCGTACCCATGGGCGATCCAGGCTGCTTGTCCTTGTTCGGCCGCAGCGCCGAACGACACCGGCTGATCTCCGAGCACCTGACCAGCGAATATCGCGTGAAGACTCAAGGCCGCGGCCGCACCGTGGACGAATGGAAGCTGCGCGTGGATGGGCTGGATAACCACTGGCTGGACTGCCTGGTCGGCGCAGCCGTCGCGGCGTCGATGCAGGGCGCCACACTGTTCGGTACGGAAACCAAAGCGACACCGAGGCCACGCCTCAAGCTGTCTGCACTCCAAGGAGGGCGCTGATGAACCATCCAACGATGGCCAAACCTGACCCCGAGGAACAGCGCGGCCTCGCCTGCCCCAAATGCGGCTGCAATCACTTCTTCGTGGTATACACGCGCCCCGCCCGTGACGGCAAAATCGTGCGCAGCCGGGAATGCCGCCATTGCGGCCGGCGGGTGATTACGTATGAACGCGTCGCGTTCTAACGGGTATTAACCGGATTGACCTCGCAAAGAGCCAGCGGGTATTATGAGTTTCACGACGTAAACCACGCTATAGGCGAGGACGGAGCGCTGGTCGGGACGCTTCGTCTTTCGCCTTTTTTCACGCACTCGTGCCTTGCGACAGCCCCCGAATTACAGCAGTGGAATAAAACCGCCCGGTGTCGCGTTTCGCATTGCGTTAGACAAGCGCACAACGTAAATAACTGATGGACAACCCAATCCGGGCATTCCCGGAGGCGAGCGGTCGGCGGCTGATCCCCTCTCGATCGTTTGTGCCAGCAATCGTGACGCCGTGCAGGGCTGCACCCCTGTGCGGCGTTTTTCATGCGCTGGCAGCGCTTCCGGGAATGCTCGGCTAGAGCGGACGAAATCGATGGCGGACGAACTTGCCAACGCGATCAAGGAGAACGCCCAGGGGCCGAAAAAGGCGCAGGGCGATTCCGGCAGTGTCGAGCAGCATGGCCTCGCCGACCAGATCGAGGCCGACCGCTACCTGGCGTCGAAAGAGGCTGCGAAGAATGGTCTCGGTGTTCGCATGACGAAAGTAGTTCCTCCGGGAGCGGTGTGATTTGCTGAAGTGGCTGCGACAGGTTGGCGCGAAGAAGACAAGCGGCGCTGCACAACAGGGCCGCGTGCTCGTCGTGCGCGGCAAGTATGACGCCGCACAGACGACCCACGAGAACCGCCGCCACTGGATTCAGGCGGACCACCTCTCCGCGAACGCCGCGATCAGCGCCGAGGTGCGCCGCACGCTCCGCAGCCGGGCGCGCTACGAGATCGCCAACAATTCCTACGCCCACGGAATCGTGCTGACGCTGGCGAACTACGTCGTGGGCACCGGCCCGCGGCTGCAGATGCTCACCAGCGATCCTGAGGCCAATCGCGTCATCGAGCATGAGTTTTCAGGCTGGTGCAGGGCCATCGGCCTGCCCCACAAGCTGCGCACCATGCGAATCGCCCAGTGCGCATCGGGCGAGTGTTTCGGCCTGCTGGCCACGAACCCGCGCATCGCGGCGCCGGTGCAGCTCGACGTGCGACTGATCGAGGCGGACCAGGTAGCCACGCCGTGGTCTGTGGCGCGCCGCGACATCAGCGCGGTGGATGGGATCATCCTTGACGAATTCGGCAACCCGGTCGCGTACACCGTCCTGCGGCAACATCCGGGCGACAATACGGCGCTGCGTACCGGCAGCAGCGATTTCGACGTCATGCCGGCTGAATCGGTGATTCACCTGTTCCGCGCGGAGCGCCCGGGCCAGAGCCGCGGCGTGCCCGAGATCACGCCCGCGCTGCCACTGTTCGCCATGCTGCGCCGATACACGCTGGCCGTGCTTTCGTCGGCTGAGCAGGCGGCGCTGCCCAGCGGGGTGATCTACACCGATGCGCCCGCGGACTCGGAAGCCGCGTCGGTCGAGCCGATGGACACCGTCGAGATGGACCGCGGCACGTGGCTGACCATGCCCTTCGGGTGGAAAATCGGACAGCTCAAGGCCGAGCAGCCGACCACGGTCTACGCCGACTTCAAGCACGAAATCATCAACGAAATCGCGCGCTGTCTGAACATGCCGTTCAACATCGCCGCGGGTAATTCCAGCGGCTACAACTACGCCTCGGGCCGGCTGGACCATCAGGCGTTCTTCAAAGCTATTCGCATCGACCAGGCGTACCTCGGCGACGTGGTGCTCGATCGCGTGCTCAAGGCGTGGATCGACGAGGCGGTGCTCATCGAAGGTTACCTGCCGCAATCGGTGCGCACGCTCGACGCCGACCTGCCTCATCAGTGGTTTTGGGACGGGTTTGAGCACGTCGATCCGGCGAAGGAAGCCAACGCTCAATCTACACGCCTGGCGAGCAACACGACGACGCTCGCAGCGGAGTTTGCGAAGCAGGGCCTCGATTGGGAGTCCGAGCTGCGCCAGCGCGCCCGCGAAAAGGCATTGATGCGTGAGCTCGGCCTGGAAGAGGCCAGCGCGCCGAGCCCGCCGCCGGATGATGACGACGACACCGAAGATGAAGACGCCATGGAGGAGGCCGATGCCAGCGTCACTGCGTAAACCGAAGGAGCGCGCGCCGAAGGATCCGGTGCCTGACCGGCTGGAGCTGCTCTGCGCGTGCGATGCGATCACGCTGGAGGCGGCTGCGCCCGAAGGCGAGGGCGAAGTCATCCCGCGCTTCAGCATGATCGCGTACACCGGCGAGCCCATGCGGATCGAGGGCTGGCGCTACCCGGTGGTGGTGGACCTTGCGGGCATGTCGATTCCGTCGCAGCGCCGTCCGGTGCGCTTCGGGCACAGCATGTACGCCGGGGTGGGCCATACCGAACGCATCGCCGTCGAAGGTGGGCGGTTGATCGCCGAGGGCATCGTCTCGCGCGACACGCAGGCGGCGCGCGAGGTCGTCTCCAGTGGTAAACGCGGGTTCCCCTGGCAGGCGTCGATCGGCGCGCAGGTCGCGGAGGCCGACTTTGTCCGCGGCGGCAAAACGGTCACGGTCAATTCACGAACATTCGACGGCCCCGTCTACGTCGCCCGGCGCACCGTGCTGGGCGAGATCAGCTTCGTTGACCTGGGCGCGGACAGCAATACCAGCGCCGCGATCGCGGCACAGCAGGAGAGTACAGCCATGGCAGAGACCACGGTCACCACGACCGACGAAACGACCATCGAGACCCCGCCCATCGAGGCGACGGCGGACACGGGCAAAGATAAAGCCCATGATCCGGCGAAGGACTCCGGCACCGTCAACGCGGTGACGGAGATGCGCGCGCAGGCCTTGGCCGAGACGAAGCGACTGTCGGCTGTTCGGCGGATCTGCGCGGGCAAGCATCCCGAGCTTGAGGAGCAAGCCATCGCCGAGGGCTGGTCCACCGACAAGTGCGAGCTGGAAGTGCTGCGCGCATCGCGCCCGAAGGCGCCGGCGATCCACGCCATCGACAGCGCGCTGGGCTCCAATGTGCTCGAAGCCGCGTGCATGCTCACCGCGAAGCTGGCCACCGTCGAAGAGATCTATGACGACCAGACGCTCGAAGCCGCGTCGAAGCGCTTCCGCGGCGGCATCGGATTGCAGGAGCTGCTGCTCGAGGCCGCGTGGGCCAACGGCTACGACGGGCGCAACTTCCGCGACAGCCGCAGCGTGCTGCGCTTCGCGTTCGGGCACAACCTCCAGGCTGCGTTCTCGACTATCGACATCGGCGGGATCCTGTCCAATGTGGCCAACAAGTTCCTGCTCGAAGGATTCTTCAGCGTCGAACGGGTCTGGCGCAGCATCACCGCGGTGCGCAACGTGTCCGACTTCAAGACGGTGACGAGCTACCGGCTGATCGGCAAGGACCAGTACGAGAAGGTCGCACCCGGCGGTGAGCTCAAGCACGGCACGCTGGGCGAAGAGACCTACACCAACAAGGCCGACACCTTCGGCCTGCTGCTCTCCATCGATCGCCGCGACCTGATCAACGACGACCTGGGCGCGATCACCACCGTCCCGCGCAAGCTGGGCCGGGGCTCAGGCCTGAAGATCAACGACGTGTTCTGGACGACGTTCCTGGCCAACAGCGACTTCTTCAAGGTCGCGAACAAGAACTTCCTCAGCGGCGCGGACACCGTGCTGGGCATCGACGGGCTGACCAAGGCCGAGGTCGCGTTCCTCAACCAGGTGGATTCGGACGGCAAGCCGATCGGCATCATGCCGCAGATCGTGCTGGTTCCCACGGCGCTGTCGGCGATGGGCACCATGCTCTTCAAGAGCCTGGAGATTCGCGACACCACCGCCTCGACGAAGTACCCCATCGCTAACCCGCACGCGGGCAAGTTCCGTGTCGAGGTCAGCCGCTACCTGTCCAACGCGCAGTACACCGGATCGAGCGAGAAGGCGTGGTACCTGCTGGCTGCGCCCGACGATCTGCCGGTGATCGAGACCGCGTTCCTGAATGGGCAAGAGTCCCCGACGATCGAGACGGCAGAGGCCGACTTCAACGTGCTCGGTGTGCAGATGCGGGGATTTCATGATTTCGGGGTGTCGCTGCAGGATCCCAAGGGCGGCGTCAAAGCCAAGGGCGAAGCATGACGATGTTTGCGCGAGTGTCGGGATTCGGAGCGAGCAGTCCCAGCGTGATAGGCCGCTGGGACTGCGCCATGGGTGACTTCGCTTCTGTGGCTCAGGCTGCGAGCGATCCCATTGTCGCCTTGCCTTGCCCGGTTCCCACACAGCATCTCGAAAGATGCACGGTGCCCACTTCGACGCCTAACCATCGTTCGATGGCCGGAGGGGGTGTGGTTATCCCCGCGCTATTGGGGTGTTTCCCGGCATCGCCAAAAGGTGTTTCAAAGCGATTCTCCTTTCGCGACGCTCACCACGAATCGTGGCTTGCCATACATGAAGCTTAACGCGTCCCCCAAGGGGACAACAATGAGAAGCAACGGAGAATTTTGTAATGGCCACAGCAACATTTGTTCATGACGGCTGCGCAATCGACTACACGCCCGGCACCGCTGTCGCCGCGGGTGACGTGGTCGTGCAGGGCGAACTGATCGGTATCGCGAAGACGCCGATCGCAGCCAACGCGCTGGGCGCGCTGGCGGTGGACGGCGTCTTTGACCTGCCCAAGGCGACCGGCGTGAGTACCGCGATCGCGGCGGGTGTGCTTGTCTACTGGGATGTGGCTGATGGCGAAGCGACCACCGACGCCGACACCGGCACCAACAAGCTGCTGGGCAAGACGGTGGCAGCCGCTGCTGACGCAGACACGACCGTGCGTGTGCGCCTCTCGCAGTGATCGGAGGACTGAGCCATGTCCGGACTTCCGCCCAGCCTGCTGCAGTACCACCCCGCGGCGCCGCCGAAGCACTGGCGCAGCTTCACGCCGGACGACGGCGACACGTTTCAGTCGCTGTTCGGCATCGAGGGCTGCCGCGGTCTGTGGGTCGGTACCGCCGGCAATATCCGCGTCATCGATCTCGACGGCAACGAAGAGGTCATTCCCAATGTGCCGGTTGGCCTGCTGCCCGGCTACTTCGCGCAGGTTAAGGCGACGGACACGACGGCGTCAGGACTGCTTGCGGTGTGGTAATGCCATGGCGGAACTGATCATCGACAGCGGCGACAACGCCTGGTTAGACCAGGGCGATCCCGATTTCGTGCAGGACGCGAGCGAAGCGCTGGCCGTGTACGGCGGCATGGGCCCGTACCGGCGCACGCTGCTGCAGCTGCCGCTGAGCACATTCCCCGCGGGCGCGACACCGACCGCGGCCACGCTGCGGATTCATCGCGGGTCTGGATTCGGAACAAGCACGGGTCACGTCGTGCATCGCGTGACCGCGCAGTGGGATCCGGAGCAGGTGACCTGGAACGAGCGACTGGTGGGCGTGGCGTGGGATGTGGCTGGTGGCGACTACGCGGGCAGTCCCAGCGCAGGGCTACCCGGCGGGCATGACCAGTATGTCGAGGCGAACGTGCTCGCGCTCTTTGAGGCGGCGCTGGCGGCGGAGGAGACGCACCTGCGATTGCTGATTCGTTCGACCGACGAGGGCGGGCTCGGCATCACCGAGAAGACGTACGCGCCGTTCGGATCGGCGAACCCGCCGGACCTGACGGTGGAATATACGCCGGCCGAAGTGCCGGAATCTGCCGCGCAGAAGACACTGGCGCTGGGCATGGGAGTTGGACTGTGACCGATCTGCTCGCCAAGGGCGCAGCCTGGCTGGAAGACCAGCGGCACAGGCACCTGACGCGCACCGTGGTGTACCAGCGCGGCGCGGAATCGGTGGAATTATCCGCCACAATCGGACGCACCGAATTCGAGCAGGCGGACGAATACGGCACCATCCGGCGCACGGAAGCGCGGGATTACCTGGTGCGCGCGGTGGATTTGATCATTGGCGGGGCGCAGGTGCTGCCGAAGGCCGGCGATCGCATCCGCGAGACCGACGGCGGCGTGACCTTCATCTACGAGGTTATGGCCCCGGGCGGCGAGCCGCCGTGGCGCTACAGCGACCCGATCCGCCAGACATTGCGGATTCACACGAAATCCATCGGTACAGAGTCAGCACCATGAGCACGGTCGTGAATGTCGCGGACGCCGTGGTGGCCAGCTTGAACGGCGCAAGCTTCAGCCAGCCGGTGACCGCCGAGCGCAAATACGTGCCGGCGGTTGACCTGGCCGACCTGGCGGAACTGCACGTCACGGTCGTGCCCCGCGCCGTGTCGATCACCACCGCCACACGCGACAGCAGCTACTTCGACTGCACGGTGGATGTGGGCGTGCAAAAGAAGGTGAACCCCGACGACGTCGCCGAGCTGGATGCGCTGGTGAACCTCACGCAGGAGATCGTGGACCACCTGCGCATGCGCCGGCTGGATTCGTATCCGGGCGCCGCGTGGATGTCGATCACCCACGAGCCGGTGTTCGCGCCAGAGCATCTCGACCAGGAACGGGCGTTCACCTCGGTCGTGTCGGTGACGTACCGCGTGCGCAGATAAGGAGCAAAACATCATGCTGGGCATGAACGCGAAGATGTATTACCTGGCCACCGGCACCCGCGCCACCTGGGGCACAGCCGACGGCGACAGCGTCCACGAAGGCGCCGCCCCCGCCAACCTCACCGAGATGGGCAACGTCCGCGACCTGACCCTGAATCTCGAAGAGGGCGAGGCCGACGCCACCACGCGCGCCAATGCCGGCTGGCGGGCTACCGAGCCGACGCTGAAGGAAGGCAGCGTCGAGTTCGAGATGGTCTACGACCCGAGCAACGCGGGCTTCACGAAGTTCTTCAGCGCCTGGCTCAATCGCACGGTGATCGCCTGCGCCATCCTCGACGGTGACAAGGCATTAGCCGGAACCGAGGGGCTGTGGGCCGACTTCAAGGTGATCAGCTTCAACAAGAGCGAACCGCTCGAAGATGTGCAGCTGGTCAGCGTGACCATCAAGCCGGCGTATTCGTCCGTCGCGCCCGAATGGGTGCGCGTCACCGGGAGCTGATGATGAAGACCTTCAATGACAACGCCGGGCGCACCTGGACCGTCGCGATCAACGTCGGCGCGATCAAGCGCGTGAAGGGGCTGCTCGGCGTGAATCTGCTCGAAATCGTCGAGGGCACGCTCATCGAGCGCTTCGTCAGCGACCCCGTCCTGCTTTGCGACGTGATCTACGCGGTGTGTAAGCCCGAGGCCGACGAGAAGAACGTCAGCGACGAGGACTTCGGGCGCGCCATGGCCGGCGACGCGATCGAGCATGCTACGCGGGCGCTCTTGGAGGAACTGGTGGATTTTTTGCCGAACCCGAGGGACCGCGCCAACCTCGGGAAGGTGCTGGCCAAGGCGCGGACGGCGCAGGAGCGCCAGCGGGACCTGGTCGAGCAGCAGATCGCGGGCGGGCTGATCGAACGGGTGATCGACGCGGAACTGAAACGAATCGAATCACGGCTGGCGAGTGCGCCCGGCTCATCTGGGAATGCGCCGGCATCGTCGGAATCGACCCCAGCCCCTTCACCCTCGGCGAGCTGATCGCGATGGCCGAAGGGCGGGTATGCGATGAATGGCGGCGCACGGCGTCCACGATGGCGCAGCAGGCGAACCTGCACCGGGACCCGAAGAAGGGCCGGCCGAAGAGGCCGAGCGATTTCTTCAGGTTCCCGAGGCGCTGGAAACGCGATCGTGGGCGCATCGAGGTCGGCGTGAACGTGCTGCGCGACGTGTTCGTTCCGCGCAAGGGCTGATCATGCTGGACATGAACATCAAGGAACTGTTCTTCGACAAAGCCCGCGTGCTCAACGCGGTGGACAAGGCGCGGCGCGCGGTGCTGTCGAAGGCCGGTGCGTTCGTCCGCCAGCGGGCGAAGACCAGCATGCGCAAACGCAAGGCGGCGAGCGCACCAGGTGAGCCGCCGTCGTCGCACGAAGGTTCGCTGCGCCGGTTCCTGTACTTCGGTTACGACCCGGTCGCGGACACGGTCGTCGTTGGTCCGGTAGCAACAAATCAGGTGTTCTTCGGCCGCGATCGCAAGCCGGTGACCGGCACGGTGCCGTCGGTGCTCGAGTACGGCGGGCAGATCACCATCTTCGAAGTGCGCAAGGGCGGCACGTGGCAGCGTGCGGATCTGCGCTCGCGGCGTCGATTGGCGGGCCTGCGCACGCGCTATCGCACGGTGACGATCAGGCCGCGGCCGTACATGCGTCCCGCGCTGACCGCGGAACTGCCGCGATTGCCGGCGCTATGGCGCAACAGTGTGCGGTCGAGTGCGGCGTGAGCAGTACGCCGATCGGCAGGTTCAGTCTGGCTTGCGTTTATGCGATGTGATGATGGCGTTGGCAACTACCAGAAGGTCGTCCAACAAGTGCATGAATTCAGCATTCGCCCGGTCAACCTCGTCTGGCGTTACGCGATGGCCATTCATCGGATGGATAAAGAGGTCGGTGAGCGATCCCATGCCACCGCACCACGACTTGACGGTCATCGCACGCTCGTAGGAGCTCTGCGAAGAATCGGCGAGCGTCGTCATCATGCCTGGCCAGAATTGCACGCCGAAACGAAGGAGGCAGTCCCGGCATGCGATGAGCTTGGCGGCCAGCTGGTCCATCGGGAGCTAGTGTAATCAATGGCGAACTCAAGTGGCATCCGCGCCGGCAAGGCGTTTGTCGAACTCGGCGTGAGCGACAAGCTCACCGCTGGGCTGCAGCGCGCGCAGAAGCAGCTCCAATCCTTCGGTGCCGGCGTGCGGCAGATGGGCCAGCGGCTGGTGGTTGCCGCGTCCGGCGTGATCGCGCCGGCGCTGGCGGCGGTGAACACCTTCTCCACCATGGGCGACAACATCGCCAAGATGGCCAAGCGCACCGGGGTGAGCGTCGAAGCGCTGTCGGAACTGGGCTTCGCAGCCGGGCTGTCGGGCTCGAGCATCGACGACCTCGAAAAGGGCCTCAAGAAAATGGCCCGCACGGTGCAGGACGCCGCCGGCGGCATGGCCACCGCGAAGGACGCGCTGACCGATGTGGGCGTGTCGGTCGAGGCGCTGCAGCAGATGTCGCCCGAACAGCAGTTCAAGACGCTGGCCCAGGCGTTCTCGCAGATCACGGATGCGTCGAAGAAGGCGGCGCTGGCCCAGGAGATCTTCGGGCGCGCGGGTACGCAGCTGATTCCGCTGATGGATGAGGGCGCTGCCGGCATCGAAGCGCTGCAGGATCAGGCCCGGGCGCTGGGACTCACCATCTCGACTGAGACGGCAGCCGACGCGGAGTTGCTCAACGATACGCTCGACATCTTGAAGCGCTCGCTGCAGCAGGTGGTGTTTCAGATCGGCGCGGCACTGTCGGGCACCGTGGTCGATGCGGCGTCGGCGGTCACGAAGTTCGTCACCCGCGCCATCAAGTGGGTGCAGCTGAACCGGCAGATCATCGTCACCGTGTTCAAGGTCGCGGCTGCCGTGGGTGCAGCCGGCGCGGGCCTCATTGCGCTGGGCGCGACGATCAGCGCGCTGGGTATCGGCCTCGGCGGCGTGGCCACAATCGTCGGCGCGATCGGCACGGCCATCGCGGCGATGATCACACCGGCGGGTCTGGCGCTGGTGGCGATCGCGGCACTGGGCGTAGCGATTGTGAAGTACACCAAGTTCGGCGGCGCCGCGGTCACCTGGCTGGGCGAACGGTTCCGGGCGCTCTGGCGTTTCGTCGGCGATGTGGTCGGCGGGATCAGTGATGCTCTGGCTGCGGGCGACATCCGCGCAGCCGCGAACGTCATGTGGACGGCGCTGCGTGTGGCATGGGAGACGGGCACCAAACCCCTTCAGGAGATATGGGCCAAATTCTGGTCAAGCGTGAAGATTGCGGGCATCGAAGTCTGGTCGCACATCACCGGCGCGTTCCGGTCGTTCCGGCAGTTCATGGAGTCCACCTTCCCGAATCTCACCGCCGCGATCGTCGAGACCTGGTCGAGCATGGTGTTCGCGCTGAAGAACACCTGGGCCAAGTTCCAGAAGTGGCTCACCGACCAGGTCATCAAGATCTGGGGCTTCTTCGACGAGACGGTGGACGTGCAGGGCATGCTCGACTTGAACGAGCAGGAGCTGCGCGCCGACCTGGAGAACATAGAAGCGGCGCACACGGCGCGCGTGCAGGAGGCCATGCGCAAGCAGCAGCGCTCGCCCGAGGAAGCTGCGGCCGAGCACGCCCTGGAGGACGCCGCGGCCGAAGCCCGCAAGCAGGATGCGATCGCCGGCGCGCTGGCCCAGCGCAACCAGTCCATCGCGAACGCCGCCGACGAGCTGCGCAAGGCGCAGGAGGAATTCACCCAGGCGCGGCGCGATGCCGCCTCCGCCCGCGCGCGTGCCGACCTCGATGGCGGCATCCCGCGCAGCAAAGGACCAGCCGGCGAGTTCGAGGACCTGCTCAGCGCCGCCGTCGAAGGCGTGAAGGAGCGGGTCAGCGTCACCGGCACGTTCAACCCCGCGGCGATCCGCAGCCTGTCGGGCGGCAGCGATCAACTCGTGCGGCTGGGTACTGAGCAGCGGGACCTGTTGAGAACCATCGCGCGCAACCAGCGCGCATTCCGCCCGACGTTTGCGTGAGTCATGGCGATCGAGACCTTCGAGAAGTTTGATTCCCGCTACACCAGTACCGGTGTGGACCCGGCGCAGGAGCGGCACTACGCCGTGCTGGGTACCGATGATGAGTTCGCCGCGCGCCTGGCGGTGCAGGGTGACTCGCCGGTGGTCGTCGATCTCTATTTCGACGGCACCGTGCTGGTTTGGCGGCAGTCGATCGACATGGAGCCGGTCGGCGAGGAACAGTGGCACGGCGTGGTCCGCTACTCGACTGTGCGGCCGACCAACGAAAGCACCTTCAGCTTCGACACGGGCGGCGGGACCGCGCACGTCACCCAGAGCCTCTCGACCATCGCGACGCACACGAATCCCACACAGTGGCTGATCGCGCCGGACTTCAACGGCGCGATTGGCGCAACTGCAGACGGCGTCGAGGGCGCCGACATCGTGGTGCCGCTGTACCAATTCTCCGAGACACACTACCTGCCCGCGACATTCGTCACGCCGGCGTACAAGGCGACACTGTTCTTCCTCACCGGCAAGGTGAACAGCGCTGCGTTCAAGGGATTCAGTGCCGGCGAGGTGCTGTTCCTCGGCGCGTCCGGCGCGCTGCGCGGCGGCGGCGACTGGGAGATCAGCTACCGCTTCGCCGCCAGCCCCAACGTCACCGGCCTGGCGGTCGGGCCGATCACCGGGATCAGCAAGGAGGGCTGGGATTATCTGTGGGTGCGCTACCTCGATGCGGAGGACGCGGCGGCGAAGGCGCTGGTCAAGGTGCCGGCGGCGGCGTACGTCGAGCGGGTGTACGCCCGCGCGGACCTGAATGACCTGGGGATCTGAGCATGCGCTTGCAGATTACGCCAGCCTGCGATGGCACGCGCCGGAGTTCACAGGGGCTTGGGCGTGCGCACGGTGCGTTCGTTCTCGACGTTGCCGGTGTTCAACGTGCCCGCGGGTTCGAACAGCAGGACTTCGACCTCCTCGGCGGCGATCGGGCGATGTTCCACGCCGCGGGGCACGACGAGGAATTCACCGGCGCTCAGTTCGACGCGGCGGTCGCGGAACTCCATAACGAACGCGCCGCGGTGCACCAGGAACATCTCGTCTTCGTGGGCATGGTGATGCCAGACAAACTCGCCCTGGAACTTCACGAGCTTGACCTGCTGCCCGTTCAGGTCCGCCACGATGCGGGGCGACCAATGGTCCGTGATCTTTTCGAAGGCGCTGGCCAGGTTGATCTTCATGGGGGCATTGTAGGCCCGTTGGCGTCATGACTGAAACCCTGCGCAAAGTCCAGCCCGGCACGCCGCTGCAGATCCCCGCGAAAGCATACAACGCCTTCGTGGACGCAGCGCTGGACCATCAGCGCCGGCAATTGAGCACGACCGCGGACGCACTGCGCGACCGCGAGCCGGCCAACGTCGTGCTGGTGCGCAACGAAAGCGGCGCGGACCGGTCACGGTTCGACATCCTGGGCATCATCGGCCCGATCATCACCCGCGCGGACAATGTCGCTTCGTTCCAGTCGCGCATCGCGCTCCGCGGCGAGACGCCGACGACGGCACACGCGGGCCGGTTCGTGGTGCTCGTGGATGCGCTTCCCGACGGCGGGATCGGGCGCGCGTACGTGTCCGGCGCGTGCCTGGCGCGCGTGCGCATGCAGGATGAAGCCCACACGACCGCCGATGTGGATGATGGTGACACGGGGCAGCTTTCCAGCGGTGATTCCGGCGCAGCATCCCTGCTCTGGGTCGAGCCGGTCGCGCAGCGCGTGGATCCCGCGATCGCCTGGGCCCTGATCCGCTTCGGCGGCGGTGTCGCCGGCGGTAGCGGAAGCAACTTCGACGAGCGTTTCATCCTCGCGCTGCTCACCGGCGTGCAGCGCTTCAACGAGTCCAATCCCGACCTGCCCGCGTACCACTGGAAGGAAGCGCAGATCAACAGTGACGGCGCCGCCATCGAAAAACCCCTCGGCATCGGCAGCAAGACCAAGCCCAGCTGCGACAGCCTGGTGGAGCATACGGAGAACAGTACGTTTAGTGTGCTGGCGGATCCCGCGCTCGACGGGAACCTCACCGATGCGGTGCACGATGCGGTGAATTCCACCATGACCTTCCGCATCACCGGCACCGAAGACACCACGCACACGGTTACCAGCTACCGCATCCAGGTGGGCACCGGGCTGGGTCCGCTGCTGCGCGCGACGTACGGCGATTCGGGCGAACTGTCGCCGGGTGCGCCGCCCACGTTCCTGGTCAGCGGCGTGCCGCTCGCGACCGACGTCTATATCCGCGTGATCACTACCACCAGCGGCGCCGGTATCAACCACAACATCTACATCGTGCAGGTAGGCCTGAACGGCGCGCCGGTCGATGCAGTCGAAGTCACCGAGCATGAAATCAACGATGCCGAGGGCGCGCTGCTCACCACGCCCATCAGCGGCGAATACACCGGCGACATCGCCGATAACCTGACCGACCTGGCCGTCGCGTGGTCAACTGCGCCGGGCGCTACCCATTATTATGTCACTGCAGGCACCGGCAGCGGGGATCCCAACACCGATCCGACCACCTGGAACCTGGCGGACCACGATGTGGGCGGGGCCACCACCGATGTCATCACCGGCGCACCGGCTGACGGCACGCCGTTCTACGTCGTCGTCTGGTGGCGCACCGCGCCGTCCTTCGACTGGACCTGGAACCGTTGGCAGATCACCGTGACCCCGGCTCCCGATCGCCGGGCGATCAACGTCGAGGACATCAATCGCATCCTCACCGAGTCGCAGTCGGGCGTGGCGGGCCTGACCGAGATCCCCGACGGCAGCGAGGACGAGGATACCGAACTCGACGTGCCTATCCTGGTACGCATCTGGCGCACCACCGACTCAGCCGGCAACGATCGCTTTGTCTTTGAGCACATCGCGCAGGAGTTCATCGGTGAGATCGTGGCCCACGAGCCGGAATGGGAAGACGCGCGCTACGATATGAAACTCATCAAGGTGAACAACACCGGAGCGAAGGACGAGCTCGTGTCCTTCACCGACGCCACCGGCGCCGCCGCGAAGACGGTCACCGCGACCAACCTGGCCGAGGACGGCACGCACAACCTGCCTATCGGCACGCGCGTCCTCGTGCGCAGCGTGCGCGGAGGCGACAAGCCCTGGATCACGCGCTACGTGTTCAGTTCCGGCGGCGCATTCGCCGTGGGCACGCCCGCGATCTTCCAGCGCTACGTCTACGACGTGGACTGGAACAACACCACCTGCGCGTTCGTGGTCACCTACCACTGGTTCGAGTTCCACCCGGTGAACCTCGAAGGCGAGACGTATTACCTGTTTAAACTGGACCACGCGACGAACCCCACCTGACATGGCCGGCGAAACCAAAACCATCCAGCCCACCGGAAGTTGCCTGGAATGCTGCTGCCCGGTGGAACTCGTCGCCACGTCGCAGTGCTGCGAGGGCGCGACCTGCGTGTCCTGTGGGAGCACGCTGGGGCCCACGGTCACGGTATCCGCCGATTGTTCCGGCGACACCACGATCAAGTGCAACACCACCGAGCGGCTGTACTACCGGCCGGACTCGGCTGAGGACATCGACCATCGCTTCCAGACCACCTGGCCGGCGTCGGCCGGGGTGTACTTCTTCGAGAAGCAGCGCATCACCTGGACGGTGGGTGCGGTCACACGCACCACCGGCTGGATGAATACGCGCGTGGGGCGGATCATCTGGCCGTACGGCGCGGGCGATCCCGCAACCATGACGATTGAAGCCGTCTATCGCCGGCAGGGGCCGGGGTGTTTCGACTGCGGGCGCGGGTTCGTGGCGGAAGTGGACGCTAGCGGAACCATGGGCCGACTGACCAACATCGTCGGCTCCGCGCCGCTGGTGGATGAAGTCTGCCCGAGCACGTACCGGCACGCCAGCGCGTGGTCAGCCGCGGCGGCGACGAAGATCTTCTGCCCGATATTCGGCGGGCTGGGTGACTGCCGCGCCGACGGGTATGCGTTCGAAACCGGACCGGCGACGTGCACCGATGGACTCGGGCCGACGGCAGATGATTTTTGCGAGGACGGCAGCGGCTGTGTCTACCGCTACACGTTTCGCTGGTACATCGTGCACATGCACGCGGCGGTACGCTGCACGTGGGTCCCGGGAAGCGCCGGCAAGGTGACTCCGACGGTCAGCGCATGGGTGAACATGGGCGCCAACCCGGGCGGGTTCGTGCGCTACATGGATCGCCAATTGATATCGGGCGCGAGCCCGCCCTGCGATCCGTCGGTAGGATTTGCCTGCGGTATCGCGTTCGGAAGTACCAGCCAACTCTGGTACTCAGCCGAGACGACCGGCCCGGAGATCGACGACACCTGCACCGCGATCCGCAACTGGTTCGACGGCACGCACACGCTGTCACCCGTGCCGGGGGACACCTGCACGGGGAATCTGACCGTGCAGATCTGGTGGCCGCCATGATGAGCGGCGACCCCATCATGACAGCCGTCGATTCCGGTGTGACGGCGAACAATGACGCAATAACGGCGGCGGAGTTCATCGCGCTCAAGCCGAGGCTGTGCGCGGCGTGTGCGTACTTCCAGGACAGCAAATGCAAATGGCTCGATCAGGAAGCCTACGCCCGCGCGCTCACCAAAGCCGAAGGCCATCACATCGTGAGCTGCCCATGGAATCACCAGCGCGTCAATACGCCATGCGTCTCCGTCAAGCTGCCGAATTCGCCTTCACACACTGGCAGCACAGTCACGCGCATCGTCGATATGGCTGCTCAGTTCCTCACCGCGGTCATCGGCCCGCGCGTCGATGACGCCACGTTCCAGCACCGCCTGGCGATCTGCCGCACATGTCCCCATCGCCGCGAGGACGACGGCCACGAATACTGCGGCGCTTGCGGCTGCCCGCATTGGAAGCGGGCCCGGCTCGACGTTAAGTTGCGATTTGCGGAGCTGGCGTGTCCGAAAGGCAATTGGACCATTGCAAACAGCCTTCCAAACCTCGCCTGAATTGGCTTTTGCATTGCCCAGGGCGTGCTCGGGTTGACACCGCCGCTGGCGGGCGCTATTTTGGCGCTGCTGGCTATCACTCTTCAGGCCAAGCCAAGTACCAGCGGCTTTCGCCGGATCGCCACTGCGGGATGGCAGGTTGACGGATCAAACTGCTTTGCCGGTTGCAAGGACTCGCTCCAGATTCATCCTTGTGGCGGCTCGCTTGCATGAGCACCGCATACCACGCTCGCTACTTCGCGCACGACCTGACGCGGCAGGCGCCGCCTGGCGACCTCAACCGCCTGTCGATGTCACTATTTGACGCAGCCGTCGACCTCAATCCACACCAGATCGACGCAGCATTATTCGCGATACATTCTCCCCTTTCAAAGGGCACAATCCTCGCCGACGAAGTAGGGCTAGGAAAGACGATCGAGGCGGGCATTGTCATCTGTCAGCGCTGGTCGGAACGCAAACGCCGGATTCTCGTGATCTGCCCAGCGTCCATTCGCAAACAGTGGGCGCTCGAGCTTCAGGAGAAATTCAGCTTACCCGCCTTCGTGATGGAAACCCGAGCGTATCGCGATGCCGAGAAGAACGGCAACCCACAGCCGTTCGACACGCGAGCCATCGTTATTACGTCGTTCAACTTCGCCAACAAGATGCGCGATGAGGTTCGATCCATACCGTGGGACCTTGTCGTCATTGACGAGGCGCACAAGCTGCGAAACGCCTATCGCCCAAGCAACAAGATGGGCCAAGGCATCCGCTGGGCGGTCGAGGAGCGCAGCAAGCTCCTTCTGACCGCGACGCCGCTTCAGAACTCGCTCCTCGAACTATATGGGCTTTCCACGATCATTGATGAGTATCTCTTCGGCGAAATCGGATCCTTCCGTTCCCAGTACATGGCGGCTGGCAGCGATCTTGGCGAACTTCGCAATCGAATGGCGACGTTCTGCAAGCGTACGCTCCGTAAACAGGTAATTGAGTACATTCGATACACCGCTCGCCGCGCGATTACGCGCACCTTCAGGCCAACGGATGATGAACACAAGCTGTATGAAGCCGTTTCTGATTTCCTCAAGAGAGAAGACACGTACGCCATCCCTCATCGACAGCGTCATCTGACGATCCTTATTCTGCGGAAACTGCTCGCCTCCTCATCGCTAGCAATCGCGGCGACGCTCGAAACGATGAAGGCTCGCCTCGAAGCCATGCACGATAAACGGCCCGTGAGCGATGAAATTGCTGAACAGCTCATTACCGACGAGGAAATTGAGGACGAATTGCTCGACGAGATTCTTGCGGATACTGACGACAATGCTCTAACCATCACCGGCACCGAAGAGCCAAAGATCGACCGGGCGAGACTGCGCGAGGAAATTGCCGAACTCGGCAGGCTCGCCAATTGGGCGCGCAGTATCGGCGTTGACACAAAGACCCAAACGCTTATTCGGGCCCTGGAGATCGGCTTCGCCAAGATGGCGGAAATAGGTGCTCGGCGAAAAGCACTGATCTTCACTGAATCTCGGCGGACGCAGGATTACCTCAAAACTTACCTCGAATCGCACGGATACGCAGGCCAGATCGTGCTGTTCAACGGAACGAACTCCGGCCCCGAAGCCACGCGCATCTACAAACAATGGGTCGAGAATAACCTCGACACGGGGCGTGTGTCCAGCTCACGCGATGTCGATGTACGCACCGCCCTCATTGAGTATTTCCATGACGATGCCACGATCATGATCGCAACCGAGGCAGCCGCCGAGGGCGTCAACCTCCAGTTCTGCTCGCTGGTCGTCAATTACGACCTGCCATGGAATCCGCAGCGAATCGAGCAGCGCATCGGTCGCTGTCACCGCTACGGGCAGGAGCATGACGTTGTGGTCATTAACTTCCTGAACGAGCGCAACGAGGCCGATCGGCGCGTTCACGAGCTCTTGCAGGAGAAATTCAGCCTGTTTGATGGGATATTCGGCGCATCTGACGAAGTGCTGGGAACCATCGAATCCGGCGTGGACTTCGAGAAGCGCATCCTGGCAATCTATCAGGAGTGCAGAACACAGGAGGAGATCACTGCCGCGTTCAACCGGCTGAGGGAAGAACTGGAAGAAAGCATCCGCACACGCATGGACGATACCCGTCAGATTCTCTTTGAGCATTTTGACGAAGACGTGCATCAGCGATTGCGCATACGCCTCGAAGATGCGCGGCAGCAGCTCGATCATTTTGGCCAGCGGTTCTGGACGCTGACACGCTACATACTTGATCGACGCGCACGATTCGACGATGGGGCCCTCTCGTTTGATCTGACAGAGCCACCGAAACCCGACATACGACCTGGGCGCTACCACCTCATTTCCAAAACGCAGCCGAAGCGCGTGGATGGCGACGGCGAGGCAAATCCATACGGTTACTTTCTCTATCGCCTGTCGCACCCCCTGGGTGAGCACGTGATTGACACGGGCAAGACCCTGGAAACACCAGCCGTGCACATGCGCTTTGACATCACGAATCATCCCACGCGAATCGCCATGGTGGAAGCGCTGCGCGGCGCATCCGGATACCTCACACTCACGCACCTGACGATCGACTCGTTCGACCGTGAGGAGCACCTGTTGTTTTCAGCGTTTACCGACGAGCGTTCATCGATCGATCAGGAGACGTGCGAGCACCTTTTCAATTGCACCGCCGTCGTAGATCACGAAATCGACGTGCTGCCGCAGGTCCATGAACGCTTAATCGCTGAATCGCAACGCCACATTGAAGCCACCGTGAGCCGATCGCTCGAGGAAAACAACGTACACTTTGCCCGGGCCCGCGATCAACTCGACAAATGGGCCGATGACATGATCATCGCGGCGGAAAAGGCGCTGAAGGACACCAAGGAGCAGATCAAGGGGATTCGCAGGCAGACGCGCCAGGCGACGACACTACAGGAGCAGCACGCACTGCTTGAGAGAATGCGCGAGCTTGAAACGCGGCAGCGTCGCCAGCGTCAGGATATCTTCCGCAAAGAGGACGAAATTTCCGAGAGGCGCAACCAGCTCATCGAGAGCCTCGAACGCCGTCTGGCCCAGCGAAGAGAGGCCAAGCGCCTCTTCACGATCCGATGGAGCGTCGTCTAGACAACGTGGAGGCGGCTTTCCCGCTATCAGAAACGCCCACAGCCGACATGGTGTGGATCCAGCGGCGCTTGCGCAGTGCTCAACAAAGGCGCCGGCACCGTAATCACTGGGCCCAATTTGATCCGGACGATTTTGTTATTCTGCCGCGCACCGAGCCACTTGGCTACCTCGAGGAAGCCCGCCTCTTCGAGCGCGCCCAGTCCGGCGACGCCGACGCGTTTAATCGGCTGTGGCTTCAGTACGTCCGCCTTGCCTTGAGCGTCGTCAACCAGTTTCCCATACCCGAAGACATTCTGGCCGACGCCCTGCAGGAGGCCGTTATTGGTCTTCGACGAGCCATAGAAAAATTCGAGGTCAAACAATACGTTACTTTCCCAACCTACGCGTGGTACTGGATGAAGCAGCGAGTGCGCCGCTTCCTCACGAAGGAGCGCTTCGGCCTGCCATTGCCCGCCTATCTGTACCACGACTACCACCGTTTTCGCATCGGACTGCACCGCTGCAGGTCCGCGGCGGACTGGTTCGACTGGCGTGACGACTGGCTGACACGCGAACCCCGGCTGTATGGGAAGCTGCTCCGGCTGCATCCCCTGGCAACTGCGCGACCCGATCCGGCAATCCTGAAGGTGCTTGATCCCGATGGCGCGCCGGATGGGGCCGCTAAGCAGGCGGAGCGGGTCCTGGTCGTCCAGGAAGCGCTGAACTGGCTGGATGAACGGGACCGGTTCATCATCACCCGTCGATATGGCCTGGACGGCGAGGAACCCGAAATACTGGCCGAAATCGCCGCGCAGATTGGCCTCACTCGCGAGCGCGTACGCCAGCTTCAACAAGCCGCGGAGGAGCGGCTCGCACATCTCATCACCACGCGCCTTTCGCGTCTTCGCTTCTTCGGCCACAATCCGCCGAAGGCCCCGCCCGCCCTTTCGGCGGACGTGCTCCGCCGCCGCGCCGCCCTGCTCAGTCGCAGCCCAACGCAATGGGCTGGACCAAGGCCAGCCGGTGATGGCTCGGCCGCAACGGATATACCAGGACGCCAATTGGAACTCTTTGATGAGCCAGAAGCTTGAGCGCCTTAAGAAACTACTGAGCGAGCTGTTCCAACTGGATCAGGCCGACTTGGATTTCGGCATCTACCGCATCATGAACCAGAAGCGGGACGAGGTCGTCCGCTTCCTGGACAAGGACCTGCTGCCGCAGGTGCAAGAGGCGTTCAAGCAGTACAAGTCGGCCGACAAGGCGGTTCTGCAAACGGAACTCGACAAGCTCGTGGCTAGTGTTCAGGGCGCGGGGATGAACCCCGACGACTCGCCGAAAGTGAAGGAGCTGCGCCAGCGCATCGCGGACTCGGTCGTGGACGTGACGGCGTTGGAGAACGAGGTCTTCTCGCACCTGTTCAGCTTCTTTCGCCGCTACTACAGCGAGGGGGATTTTATCTCGCTGCGGCGGTACAAGGAGGGCGTCTATGCGATCCCGTACGAAGGGGAAGAGGTCAAGCTTCATTGGGCAAACGCCGACCAGTATTACATCAAGAGCAGTGAGACGTTTCGCGACTACACTTTTCGGATCGCCGGAGGAAAGCGGGTTCGCGTACACCTTGTGGCAGCCACGACAGAGCAGGGCAACAATAAGCCCGCTTCGGGCAAGGACCGTCGATATGTTCTCTGTGCTGACCAGCCACTGAAAGAAGAGGACGGCGAGCTCTTTATTCGATTCGAATATCGTCTCATCGAATCAAGTGATAAACAGGATGACCTGAACAGGAAAGCTATCGAGACCATTCTTCGGACACCGGGATTTGATCGATGGGTCAACGAACTTAGTCGGCTAGCCCCAACGGACAAGAATTCGGATCGGACGGTGTTGGAAAAGCACCTCAGCGATTACACGAAAAAAAACACCTTCGACTACTTCGTTCATAAAGACCTCGGCGGCTTTCTGTGCCGGGAGCTTGACTTCTACATTAAAAACGAGGTGATGCACCTCGACGACATTGAACATGAATCAGCCCCGAAGGTTGAGCAGTATCTCAGCCAGATCCTGGTGATTCGCACAATCGGACACAAAGTTATTCGGTTCCTCGAACAACTTGAGACATTCCAGAAGCGACTCTGGCTGAAGAAGAAATTCGTTGTCAGTACCGATTACTGCGTCACGCTAGATCGAGTGCCCGAGAAGCTCTATCCTGAAATTGCAGCAAACGACGCGCAACTTGATGAGTGGAAGCGCCTTTTTGCAGTTGATGCCATTAAGGCATATCGCACGCCGCTGCCGCTCGACTTTCTGTCTAGCAACAAAACCTTGTTGATCAATACGACCCACTTTAGTCGGGCCTTTCGCGATCAGGTTGTCGCAAACTTTTCCGACTGTGACGACTCAATCAATGGCCACTTGGTTCATGGGGACAATTACCATGCTCTGCGCCTAATGCACCCACGCTTTGCAGACCAAGTCCGTTGCATATACATCGATCCGCCCTACAACACCGAAGTCAGTGCGATTCCATACAAGAACAACTACAAACACTCATCATTCGCAACGTTGATACACGACCGCGCCGCTCTTTTAAGACCGCTCCTGTCCGATCAGGGTGTTCTATTTGTCAGCATCGACAAGCACGAACGCACGGTAGTGGAATTTGCACTAGATTCGGCGTTTGGGGCTGAGAACAAGGTAGAGGAGCTTATCTGGATTCAGAATACCAATGATGGACGCTCCCCGACCTACTCAACAAATCACGAATACGTTGAGGTCTATGCAAAACATAAACCCACGGCAGAAGCCAATCCACGGACGTTTCGCGAACCGAAACCAGGCTACGTCGAAGTTGCCGAGCTTATCGAGACTCTCGGTCCAACGTTTCCGTCGCTGGAAGTGGTCGAAACTGCTCTCAGGAAACTCTATAAGGACAAGCGCAAGGCTTATCAAGAGTCTATTGAAACTGCCGAGCTGCTTTGGGAGGAAGAGAAGACTAATGACCCATGGAATGGAATATATCAATACAAGTTTGCTGAGTACCGTGATGTGAACGGGCGGTATGTGGAGGAGGGGCAGGCAAGAATCAACAATGCGAAGCTGTGGGTATACCGCGAAAGCGACTGGACTATCATGTCGTCAGAGGACAAGCAGTCTGACACGATCAATGATTCGCATCATCCGAATTACAGGTTCTACCAGCCCACGCATCCGCGAACCGGGAAACCATGCTCGATGCCTTCTCGGGGCTGGAAGGGAACGAGATATGTCGATCCGAAGTATCCAAAGCGAAATAGCTGGGAGTCATTGCTCGCAGACCATAGGATTGCATTTGGACCTGACGAAAACAAAGTTCCGCAGCAGAAGCGCTTCTTGCACGAAGTTGAGACCAATGTAGCGAAGAGCGTCTTTGCAGACTATTCGGATGGCGAGAAGGAAACTTCTGCGTTGTTCGGACGCCCCGGGATCTTTCTAGCACCCAAGCACACGAACTTCGTGCGTCGGTTTCTTCGTCAGGTGGTGTACCATGATAGCATTGTGCTTGACTGCTTTGGTGGTTCCGGCAGCACGGCCCATGCGGTAATCCGAACAAACCGAGAGGAATCTCAGGAACTTAAGTTCATCCTCGTAGAAGTCAATACGTACTTCGATACCGTGCTAGTCCCGCGAGTATTGAAAGGTGTGTATTCGTCTCAGTGGGACCGCGGAAGGCCCGTAGTTCGCGATGGCCTCAGTTACTGTATCAAGATCATTCGACTGGAATCATACGAAGACGCATTGAATAATCTGAGTTTGCTGAGAACGGAGCGACAAGCCAGCCTCATTGATGTTGATGCCGCTGTCCGTGAACAATACATGCTGTCGTATATGCTGGATGTGGAAAGTCGCGGTAGCCAGTCGCTGCTGAACGTGGAGGCATTCCGAGATCCGGACCAGTACAAGCTCCGGGTCGAACGAAACGGTGAATCTCAACTTGTCAACGTCGATCTTGTCGAGACCTTCAATTGGCTGCTGGGGCTGACCGTCAAGCATATCGACGTCATCCGCGGCGTGCGTGTCGTCCAGGGCACGGACCCGGGCGGGAATCGTGTTCTCGTCCTGTGGCGGAACATCGATAAGATGGACAACGACGCGCTTGACAAATGGTTCGAGAAGCAGGCGTACAACACGCGGGAGATGGAGTACGACCTCTTCTACGTCAACGGCGATAACAACCTCGAAAACCTCCGCCGCGTCGATCAGACCTGGAAGGTGCGGCTGATCGAGGAAGAATTCAAACGGCTCATGTTCGACGTTCAGGACGTGTAGGAGGCGAACATGGCCCGGCGACGCGCTTCACAATCCGGCACGGCGACGCTGCTTCCTGAAGCGGCGCCGCTGAAATTCGATCAGAAGCTGGTACTGCACCAGTGGATGCTCAGCCTCTTCGACGGGCGGAGCTTCGAGCAATTGGCCGAACCGCTCAAGCCGGCCGAGTTGGAAGGACTGGATGAGGACAACAACCACAAGTTCCTAAAGCAGATCAGGCTGTTGTGGGAGTTCGATGCGTTTCCGGGCGACATCCTGCTCGGCTACGACCAGAACATCGTCAAGCACACGCTGAGGCTCAACGAATGCCGGCCCGACCCGATTCGCTGGAAGTATTTTCAGTGGTTGTCGCTGCTCTTCACTGAGGTCTACCTGGATCGCTTCTTTCGTGACCCTGAACGACTCTTGGCTGACCTGAACCAATTCGTCGAACGGTTCAACGTCGACAAGCTGGAGAAGGACCGGATTCCTGCGTATGAGGCGCTCGACCTGCGGAAGATCGCCTTCTGGAACGCGACCGGCAGCGGCAAGACGCTGCTGATGCACGTCAACATCCTCCAGTATCAGCACTACCTCACCCAGGAGGGTCGCGGGCGGGAACTGAACCGGATCATCCTGCTGACGCCGAACGAGGGGCTTTCCAAGCAGCATCTTGTCGAATTTGAGGCTGCCGGGATGGCGGCGGAGCTCTTTTCCAAGGACGGTGCGTCGCTCTTCGCAGGAAAAACCATCGAGATCATCGACATCCACAAGCTGCGGGAGGATATGGGCGAGACGACGGTCGCCATCGACGCCTTCGAGGGCAAGAATCTCGTGCTTGTGGACGAGGGGCATCGGGGCTCCAGCGGCAAGGTAGCTGGACGCTGGATGGACGCCCGTAGGCGGCTGTGCGAGCAGGGTTTCTCGTTCGAGTATTCAGCCACGTTCGGCCAGGCGATGAAGGCGAGTAGCAACCGGGAGCTGGAGCAGGAATACGCGAAGTGCATCCTCTTCGACTATTCGTACAAGTATTTTTATCGCGACGGATTCGGCAAGGATTATCGCATCCTGAATCTGGCTGATGATTCGGACGAGAACAAGCGCCGGTTGTACCTCACGGCCTGCCTGCTTGCGTTTTATCAGCAGCAGCGACTCTATCGCGACAAAGTCGCGGAGTTCCGCCCGTTCCTGCTGGAGAACCCGTTGTGGGTGTTCGTCGGTGGTAGCGTCAACGCTGTGCGGTCGGAGAACAGGAGGAAGGTCTCCGACGTGGTGGACATCCTGCTGTTCCTGTCCGAGTTCGTGAAGGACAAACGCTACACGATCAAACTGCTTGACCGTCTCCTGAGCGGCAAACCGGGACTACACGATCAGCGGGGCAATGAGATTTTCGCCACGGCCTTCGGCTACCTGAAGCAAATCGGCCTCGGCGGCGAGGACGTGTTCAGCGACATTCTGAAGGTGTTGTTCAACTCGCCGGTACCGGCGAAGTTGCACGTGTTGAACCTGAAGGGCGCGGACGGCGAGATTGCCTTGCGGCTTGGCGAGAACGAGGCATTCGGTCTCATCAGCGTCGGCGACGCCTCCGCCCTGTGCAAGTTATGCGACGGGCATCCCGACGACATGGCGGTGGATGAGAAGGAGTTTTCAGGGTCGCTCTTTGCGAAGCTGAGCGCCGTCGATTCGACGGTCAACGTACTCATCGGTTCGAAGAAATTCACCGAAGGCTGGAACAGTTGGCGGGTGAGCACGATGGGCCTGATGAACGTCGGCAGGTCGGAAGGCTCGGAGATTATCCAGCTCTTCGGCCGCGGCGTGCGGCTCAAGGGCTGGGGCATGTGCCTGAAGCGGAGCAGCCAGATTGACGGCGTTCCGAAGCCGCCGCACATCAATCTCCTGGAAACGCTGAACATCTTCGGTATTCGCGCGCAATACATGCAGCAGTTCAAGGAGTACCTGGAAGACGAGGGGCTCCCGTCCAACGAGGATCGCATCGAATTCGTCCTGCCCGTGGTCAAGAACTTGGACGGTAAGAAGCTCACGAGTATCCGCTTGAAGGAAGGCATGGACTTCAAGCGGCAGGGACCGAAGCCGACACTCGATGAACCGTCGGCGGCACTGCTGCGGCATCCGGTCACCCTGAACTGGTATCCGAAGATCCAATCACGGCAAAGCAAGGGTGTGGCGCCGAGCAACGACTTCGCGGTGCCTGAAACCGGTGAGTTTGAGGAAAAACACCTTGCGTTCATGGACGTCGATGCAATTTACTTTCAGTTGCAGCATTTCAAGAACGAGCGATCGTGGCACAATCTGAATCTGCCGCGAGCGAGCATCATGAAACTGCTGGCCAATTCGAAGTGGTACCGGCTGTACATTCCAGCGGCGGAGATGAAGCTTACGCGGTTCGATCGCGTGCGGCGGTGGGAGGAAATCGCGGTTGCCCTCCTCAAGAAGTACATCGACCGCTACTACAAGCATCGCAAGCAGGAGTGGGAGGCGGACCATATGGAATACCACGAGCTTCGGGAAGACGACCCCAACTTCGTGCAGGAATACCGCTTGCTGATCGACCAATCGGCCCAGGCCATCAAGACAAGCCTCGAATCGCTGCGGGACGAGATTAACAAGAAGGCGTTCAGGAAGGACTGGGCGTTCGGCAATCTTTCTGCCTATTGGTTTGGAAATCACCTGTATCAGCCGCTGCTCCATCTGAGCAAGAGCCAACTGATTGAGATCAGCCCGGTGACGTTGAACGACGGCGAGCGCGACTTCGTTCTAGACTTGCGGACATTTTACGTCGGGAACACGGATTTCTTCAAGAACAAGGAGCTGTACCTGCTCCGCAACGTAAGCAAGCGTGGCATTGGTTTCTTCGAGGCAGGTAACTTCTATCCCGACTTCATCATGTGGCTACTCGTCGACAAGCAGCAATACGTCACGTTCGTTGATCCGAAAGGGCTGCGACAACTCGACGAGGGATCATCGAACCCCAAGGTCCAGTTCTACCGCACGATCAAGGAGATCGAGGCTCGCCTCGCCGACCCGTCCGTAATCCTGCATTCGTTCATTCTGTCCGCGACGCCATATGGGAACATCCCCATGTGGGGTGAAGGAATGACCAAGCAGGAGCTTCAGGACTGCCACGTGCTGTTTCAGCGTGATGATAAGGACACGTACATCCAGTCGATGTTGGAAACGCTACAGGGGGACATAATCGGTTGATGTCCGCACACAACAAGCGCGAGCCAATCGGCGGTACAAAGGCAACTTGTTTGCCGCGCGCTTTCTGCCGTCAAGGCAAGCCTATAAAAATCGGTAGCTCGCTGCCCCGTACCGACGGCGACTTTCTTTGATACGGTGAACTGATGCAACACTTGTCCGCACGCCTTGTATGGCACGATCGAGCCTGGGATGGGCACGTCTGCAACCATCCAGAAGAGAATGCGTATTGCGTCGTTCACCAGCACGTGCGCGAAACACTGGCTGATCCGAAGAAGCTAGAACGAGAAGTACAAGCGGCGGGCATGCCTCTCGCGCAGCTTAACGCTTGGCAGCCCCCCTGCTCGCGGGATCCAATAGCGTTCTCTCCAGTGGGGTACACTATCACCCACAACGATCCGCTAGAGTTCCGACGGCTTCCCTCGACGACCGAGGAAGTTCCGCCATATTCGCTTTGTCCTTCGCCTTACCGCTGGCTGCGCGAAGAGAACTTCCGCAGCATCTGTGAAGACGAGAAGCTCGATATTCGGGAATCGGACACGCCAGGCAAGGGGTCGGGTTGGGTTTTTGAACCGGACCGGCAGATGGAGCTGCTTCATAACTTCTGGGGCAAGTTTGAAAAGGGTAAGTCGCTGGTCTTCTTTTACTGTAACCATGGTAATCCCCTGGACGAGAGCTTGAACCGGATTTTATTGGGTGCCGGTCGCATTTCACAGATAGGACCACAGCTCTACTTTGGAAGCAAACCACCAAAATATCCAGACAAGTATCCGATCTGGTCGCGCTGCGTCACTCATGACTTCGAAAACCAGGGCTTCCGGCTTCCTTACCACGAGTACCTCAACGCGGGCCTGGATCCGAAGAACATTCTCTGCGTCGTGCCTGAAGGGACGATGCTCAATTTTTCATATGTCGGTGAACATGTGAGCGACGATGTGGCGGTCGGAGCGCTTGAGCGGCTGCTGCAATCGTTGCAGGCAGTCAAAGACGAAAACAAAGTGGCAGGCGAGTGGGACAGGCATTTGTTATGGCTAAACGACGTGCTTTCGGAGGTGTGGCAAAACCGAGGTCCGTTTCCTGGTTTGGGTAGTGTCCTCCAGTACCTTGGCTGCGAATCCGGTACTGCCTATCAGCGGCAAGTGCTAAGTCCCCTTGCGAACAAGGGAGAGAGTACGTGGGAGTTCGTCAAGGCGATTCTTGAAGGTCGGCGTAAATGCGAAGAAAAGAACTACTTAAAGGCGTTGAAGCAAGCCGGAGAGCGGTGGTCGGCGTACCCGGAGCCTCGCCGCCAATTACTCGCGCTGCTGTCTCGCTTCGAGCTGTCGCCGCAGCAGGTCGGGCGAATCGCAAATCCCGACCAGCGAGCGCAGGCGGGAATCCTCGCCTCTGACGACGAGCTTATTGCCAACCCATATCTGATATCCGAGACCGATCAGGGCGATGGCGAGTCCGATTTGATTTCCGTAGAGACAATCGACCGCGGGATGCGGCCGGAAGGCGCAGCCGCTCGGTTTCTGGAGAAATCCGAAAGCTGCGCGCAGGATGACCCCCGTCGAGTGCGCGGCGTGGCCGTCTCCGTGTTGCAAGCAGCATCCCAACAGGGCGATACTCTACTTCCTTTCGCCGAAGTGTTGACCCGTGTGACCGAGCGATTCCCGGATCGAAGAGCGTGTCGACCTGATCGCGACTTGATGGTCGGCCAAGCGGGGTTTTATCAGCTGGCGCTTGATTTTCGTGTCGATGCTGAGCCACCAACCATGGCGCTCAAATGGCTGGCTGAGCTCGAGCGCCAAGTTTGCAGCCGATTAGCACGGCGCACGAAGGGGAAGAATAAGCCTCCAGAGTGTGGCTGGAGGTGGGAAAAGCTACTGTTAGAGGAATTCAAACCCGGCACCTCCAAGCTGGCGCCCGAAGTCGAGGAGCGCGCCAGGAACGAGAAAGCCAGGGCGCTCGCGAAGCTCTTTGAGAGCCGATTCAGTGTTTTGTGCGGGCGAGCCGGCACGGGGAAGACATCTGTGCTCAAGGTTTTTCTGAACGGTCTTGAGCACCTGGAAGGCAAGCAGCCCATCCTATTGCTCGCACCAACTGGCAAGGCTCGTGTTCGCCTGATGGACCGAACCAAGCGGAACGATGGCAGCGTGCGAGATGCTCTCACAATTCATCAGTTCTTGATGCGGAACGAATGGCTCAACCCGGACAACTTCGCGCTCCGCCTCAAGGGCGGCAGGGAACGCGGTGCGCCGACTGTCATTATCGATGAAGCGTCCATGATCCCGATGGATCTCCTCGGGGTCCTATTTCAGGCGCTCGACCTGAACAAAGTTACTCGCCTGATCCTGGTCGGCGACCCAAACCAGCTTCCGCCCATTGGGCCCGGCCGCCCATTTGTGGATATCATTGCATGGCTTGAGGCCGACGAAGAGCGCGCGCACTGTATCGCGCGGCTCATGGAAAGGGCGAGACATGAGGACCACAACAGCCAAGCCTTACTGCTTGCGGACGGCTATCTGCGGGAGGGCTCAGCGCCAGGTGACGACGATATGCTCTCCCGCGTGGCACGGGAGGATGTGGGCGGTGACCTCGAAGTTCGCTATTGGCGGGACATCATCCAGTTGGAAGCACAATTGGCGGCCTCAATGGAGAGGCATCTATCGCTGAAAGCCGGTCCGAGATCATACGTGCCGTTCAACGTCAGTCTGGGTTTTACAGAAGATTGCAAGGCATGTCAGCCTGAACACGCGGAGTCCTGGCAAATCCTAAGTCCCGTGCGCAACCATCAGCACGGAACGACTGAGATTAATCGAAAGATTCAAGCAGCATATAGGGGCGGAATGCTCAACCATTCGAAGCGCGGTGGAGTCAAGCCGTTTGGCGAGCAGGAGGTCGTCTGGACCGACAAAATAATCCAGACTGTCAACTGTCGGAAGACTTCGTATCCCAAGGCGCAGCGTGGTCTTGATTATGTCGCGAATGGTGAAATCGGGCTGGTCGTCCAGACCTCCAAGGGAACTGGAGGCAAGTCGGACTCGATCAGAGTTCAGTTCTCCACGCAGCCGACGTCGTTTTACTACTACCCCCGGCCTGCGGTCGAGAATGAGTTGGAGCTTGCGTACGCACTCACGGTTCACAAGTCGCAGGGCAGCGACTTTGATATCGTTTTTCTGATTTTGCCGAGGAACGCGACGACGCTCTCGCGGGAGCTGCTTTACACCGGACTGACGCGGTTTCGCAAGAAAATGGTGCTATTGATTGAACGGGATACGAGCGTTCTCGAAAGACTCCGCAATCCCCAGTGCTCCGATGCGCTGCTTCGAAACACCAACATGTTCGTTCTTGCCGTGCGCCCCGAATCGGTTGACCGCTATTATTCGGAACACCTGATCCACCGTACTCGCAATGGCGTCATGGTTCGATCGAAGTCCGAGGTGATTGTTGCGGACACTCTTACGAGCCTGGGTATCAGCTACGAGTACGAGCAGAAGCTAAGCTCGGTGAGTGACCCACGCGACTTCCGCCTACCTGACTTCACGGTTAGCTACGAGGGTGACACATTCTATTGGGAACACTTGGGGATGTTGTCGGTGCCTTCGTACCGCGAGCAGTGGGAGAGAAAGCGAAACTGGTACGAGAAGAACGGTTACTTCTCTCGGGTGATCACATCGGAGGACGGACTTGACGGCAGCATTGATGCAGAGGAGATTGAAAGAACGGCCAGAAAACGCATCCTGGACGGTGCATAGTTGGCGAGGATCGGCGCTGGTGTCAGCGGCGGCGCCAGCATTGGCCCCGTCTACCATGCGCGAATGACACACGGTTTTGCTCGGGCTAGGCGGTGACCTTGACCGCCACAATGGAGGAAGGCACATGGCCAAGTCGACAATCAATGAGCTCAGCGCCCTCGTGGAGAAGCTTCACCAGGAGCGCACGCAGCACGGAACAGCCATCGCAGAGATCGACGAGGCGTTCGCGCGACTCGGCATTTCGGTAGGCCCCCGGATGAAACGCGGTCGGCGCCCCGGAAGGCCGAAGAAGAGAACTGCCGGGGCCGGCAAGAAGCGCCGAAAGCGCGGCACCTTTAAGACGACCGCCAACGAGCTGGTGCTATCCACGATCAGGACGGCGGGGCCAAAGGGCGCAACTGGTGCACAGCTCAGCAAGGTCTGGAAGGCCGCCGGTCGGCCCGGGGATGCGTACACCACGCTGACCAACCTGGCCAAGGCGAGAGCGATCAAACGCCATAAGCAGGCCGGCGAGCGCGGCAGCCGATATACGCTTCGCTAATCTCGTCATGAGCAAGATTACCCAGCCTGTCATCGGCAGGCAAGACCGGCTAGTGCCGGGCAGGTGAAAAGCCGGCCATCTTGAGGATCGGATGGTTTTGCGTATGACCGAGCAGTCGAAGACTTCTAGTCTGAACTCAGTTACAACGCACATGACAGTTAAAGAAAGAACATCACGAGTTGCAGCCGGCGCTCGGCTGCGCGCGCAGGCGTGGCGTGAGCTTCGACCTTGGGTGCTATTTGGGATTGCGGTGTTCATTGCAATCTACTTTTCCGTCTGGGGGCTGCTGGGCACCAAGAAGCTGTTGTTGATCGCAATTCCTGTGCTGCTCGCTATGGCGGGCTATGATTTTTGGGCGAAGGTTCGGCAGGTGAGAAGAACCTGGCTGGCAGGCGCGGAAGCTGAGGAAAAAGTTGAAGATCGCTTGGCAGTATTGGAAAAACGCGGCTGGCACGTGCTGCACGGTATCTTGAAGGCCGACGGCAACGATATTGACCATGTCGTTTGGGGGCCCCGTGGTATTTTCGTCATCGAAACCAAGGCACACCGAGGCAAAGTAGGGATCGAGGCCGGAGTGCTTACGTTCGATGGCCGGATGCCCGAACGCGATGCCGTCGACCAAGTCGTTCGCAATACCCTCTTCATCAAGGACCACCTCAAGCGGGCTCTCCGACAGGACCGATGGGTAGTAAGCGTTATTTGCCTTACGGAGGCATTCCTCAGCAACTACCGCCTTGATATTCCCCAGCGCAATGTTCATGTAGTCAAGGTCGAGCGATTGATCGAGTTGCTTCAGGGATATGAGGATACGCGGCCACTCCGTGATGACGAGATTCCACGAATTGGCGACGCGTTGAATGAACTCATTGCCACCGTGTCAACAGGCGCTCAAAAGCCGCACACAGGCGCCTGAAAGCCGGCCATCCGTTAGAGCGGACGCGGCTCCGTGTGGCGCATCAGCTATCGACGTCGCGTTCAGCCGCCTGAGTTCTTGGAGGCATGGATCGGGTGCCCGAAGGGGGTGATGAGAAAAAGCCTCGACTGCCATTACGCAAGCGGGGCCGCCGCTTTCGGCGCTTCGTCGGCTTGGTTATCCTTGCCAGCTTGCGTACCCGCAGAGCCTGACGTCGCTCAGCAAGCGGGACCAAGTGGTCACCCGCGTGCTCGCCGACTGGTCCTGCGACCTGGCTTGTCGAAGCCGCTTACCCACAATCTGGCCGCACGAGTCCGGAAACGCCTCTTATGTTGCCCAGTTTATCAGGTGGATGCCGCGGGCGCCGTCCTTACGGGCACCGGCAGCCCATAGGGCCCCTTATGTCACCCAGCTTATCAGGCGGTCGCCGTGGCATGCGCCGACGCTATCCCGACAGCCCACGGACCGGTAGCGGCGGTTCTGTTGCCGACAACAATTTGCGCGCCCAGCGACCTCCGCAATCTGCCGCACCCCAAACGCAAATGGGGCGCCTTAACTGTTCCTTCTTGTCGATTAGATGTGGGCCGTACACGCATGGCTCACTTTCCAGAGGCCCAGCGGCCAAGGTGTTCCTTCGCCGCTCCACAGGGTGCCTGAGCTTAATCCCCCTACTAGCCATGTGCCGCGCGTAGACGCCGATCTGGGGGACGGAACCCACGGCCGGCATCCGGGGCTAATCGACATCAACCGACAAATCATGGCCGGATACATTTGTTGAAACAAATTTCGTTACGACTAGAATGGCTGTGGCACTCGGGTCGGCGGATTTGGCCGTCTTCAACAGTTCACTTGTGGCGGGGCATTGCGATGGAAAGCCACTTGGCGAGTTGCATCAAAAAGAGAGGACCATTCTCCTCGTTGGAACAGGAGACTCTCTTAAACCTCTGGCGTGCGATGGACCTGCTGTCCCAGATTCACGAGTCCTTTTTTCGTAAGCACGGCCTGTCGGCTCAGCAGTACAACGTACTTCGAATCCTGAGGGGAGAGCATCCAAAGGGGTCAGTCATGTCCGAGATTCGACGACGGCTGATAACGCGATGCCCAGACGTAACGAGAATGGTGGATCACCTCGTAAAGCAGGGCTTGGCGACGCGGGTGACCCCAGAAGGAAACCGTCGCTCAGTCGTCGCCAAGATAACGAAAAAAGGTCTCCGTCTGCTTGGCTCGATGGATGAAGGGCTGTTGGATTGTCATCGCGAGCAGTTAGACTGTTTGAATACGGCCGAGTTGCGCTTTCTGATAGATGTGACCGAGCGTATACAGAAGCGGCATGGAGGACTGCGCTCGACAGTCGAGACGCGGCTATGATGCCAGAGCTACCCATCATCCGTCTTCGTCGTCCAATACCGCCGTCGGAAGTGCTTGCTTGGCGTGCAGGATATCTGCATGCGCTGCGCTGGGTGATCCCAAAGCCCCATGCTGCCGGAGAACCCGCTGGCCTGGTGCCGGGAAACAAAAAGACTGGAACATCTGGCACAATTTACAAATCAGTACTCGTCTGGAATTTGCCTTCCGTTGGTTCCTGTCCTGGCGCTTCGGCCTGGTGCCTGAGGCATTGCTACAACGCCGATCCAAGGGACGATGTGTTTCCAGTATCCGATTGGGCCGACAACTTCGCCTGGGTAATGCACGCGCCCTCGGAGCTTCAAGACAAGGTGCTTACGCAATTGAAAACTGCTCAGAGACGCGCCGCGGTGCGACTTCACTCATCGGGCGATTTCTTTTCAGCGGAGTATATCGCCCTTTGGAACCGAATTGCGACTGAGGTTCCCGACGTTGACTTCTGGGCATACACACGATCGTGGATACTACCGGAGCTACTTCCCGAACTAGAGCGACTACGGCAGCTGGCTAATGTTCAAATGTTCGCATCATGGGACCCTACCATGCCACCTGCGCCGGCCGGCTGGCGATTGAGCCTGGTCACCGACAACGCCCCACGAGCACACGAGCTTGTGAAGGGCGAGGATGATCTTGTCTGTCCCGAGCAGACGGAAGACGTCCCAAATTGTGCGTCGTGTGGCTACTGCATCCGGGACATGAAGGGGAACGTGATATTCTTCCTTCACTGA